TGGTCAAGTGGGACGGATACGCTGGAGAAGATTCGAGATGCCAGCGGTGGAAGCAATATCACAATAACTCCTTTATCATCAACAGTAGAAGATCGAGTTAATGAAACAACTATCCGTGTTTTCCTGGGAGAAAATATAACAGTAGGTCCAATAGCCGTATTCGATTCAACAGGTGGATCTGTAGATTTATCAGCAACTTGTGAAATAGTTATTTCCAGAAAATACAGGGGTGATATCCTAATAATTCCAAACGGATCTATAAGTAGATCAGGTGTTAACAACAATCAGTTTTCTTTTTCAAGTACTGGAGCTACCCTTATTCCAGGAACTCATTCATGGGCACTTCGAAGAGTTTCTGATAACTTCGTATTTGCTCATGGGGATTGGATTGTAAAACAAGTAGCTACTAAGGATTAACCTATGACTCTTTACGGTAATGTCCCACAATACCAATTCACTTCTGCTGAAGAAGTCATTCGATTGATATCCTTTGATGGCAGCAACCAATGGGTTGATGATCTAACTAAGGAAGATTACGAAGATTATCTATCTGAAGTTATTTCAGATGCTACTCTAACTTGTCTTCAGTACATTGGTTTAAAACACGATGCGAATGATCTCTACCAATCTTACTGGGTTCGTCGTAGAGCTACCTATATAGCTGCTTATCACTTCACCAAACGACGAGGTGATCCAGGTCTTTATGGAGAAGATTACCAGCGTGCTATTTTGGAATTAGAACAAGTTTCAGACGGTATTATACAAATCCCTGATATCCCATTCTCGGCAGGTATGCTGGCAGTTATGCAGTCACCTATGATCGATATGCGTTATCTTCAAAATAAAATTCGCATTCGTCGTACAGCATCCACTGATACTTCTGGGAGAGAATATCTCATGTCTCCATTCCCATACGATTGGATGTAGGATGTGGCTCGATATTCCAAAGAACTTTTAGCTTGGACTATTTACTATACTTTCCAGATAATTCATGAGGAATTTCTGGTGAAGAGTAGAGGGGGTACGGATTCAGCAGGGATACGCTGGAAACCGTTATCCCCTCGTACTATTGCTTATCGTCCTTTAGCTAGAGGTGATGCCCAGCTTTATAATGTTCGTAACTTCAAATCTACTAAAGGACTTTTAACTCCAACTCAGGATAAACGCTGGAGAGCTATTTACGGTTATCAGCTTCGTCGAGGTAAGACACCTGCTCAAGCTGCTAGTATTGCTTGGGGTATCGTTAAAGCTGCAGGAGCAAAAACTAAAATTGGTACATTATCCAATCGAGAAGTTCCAATTCTAATTTTGACTCGTCGTTTAGAGCGTTCCCTGCGTCCTGGGAAAGTCATTCAAGGCCAGTACATCCCATCTCTAGAACAAGAATTTGAGATTGATGGGAATCGTTTAATCGTCAGAACGACAGTTCCTTATTCTGACAAACTAGCAGAAGCCCGTCCCATCTTCCCAAAAAATCTTACTCCTTGGATCACGAAAGCCAGAATCATGGCTAAACGAAAGGTAGGCTTACGATGAGTGTTGGAACCCTTCTAGTTGTTGTTCGAGATAAGCTCAAAGAAGTTCTCACCCAAGTCGATTCTCCCGATCAAAACATCCGTCTAGGAATGAATGGGCAACCTATCCCTACAGCGGGGGGTATTTACCTTGCAGTTCATCTTCGAGAGTGGACTAACCCAGACCCCCAGTTGACGAATCTCCTAAAGCAGGAGACAGGGCTTATTGTAACCATCTCTATTCGTTCCAGAAGAAATCCAGAAGATAGAGATCCAGATAGTGTCCTCATAAAAGCCTCTAGGGGCCTCACAGACATCGCAGAACAGGTTATGACTACTTTGCATGGCAATACTGCTTTGGCAGTGTCAGCAGGGCGTATAGAGCCTTTACGGTGGACTGCTTGTATGGGACCTAATGAACAATTCAAAGATTGGTATCGATCTGTAGACCCCAATGATGGGGATGCTCAACCAGCGGGATACTCTATGGAGGTAATATTTACCGGTGCAGGAAAGATCACTGCGATAGGTTGTGGTGCTGGTGCATAAAGAAACCTCCCCTGATTAAAAACCAAGGGAGGTTGTTGATGTTCTCATCCTGAGAAATTTTTACCAAGGGATTCATCCTGAAGGACTGGATTAGAATATACCCTAAGTATTTTGGAAATCAATTACTAAGTACCTAATAAATTCCTAATTCTACTAGGTAACTAAGACTATTTAACTTTATTACTATTTAAAGTAACTAATGGAATTCATTCTTCCATGTCCGTGAAGTTATTTGCATAACTTCGTCCTATAGGCAGGGTTTTTAAAAGAAAAAACCATGACTATTGGGACATAGCGGAATGAACGGATTTCATTCTTTCCACAGTGGCTTGGCGAGCGTTGTTACTCACGGGCTACTTTACGAGATCGAGGCCAAATCCCGACAGCTATCGCCTTTCCCGTGACCAGTCCACGGCTAGTTCTATTGCTGTGTCCCCTGGTAGAACGTACACTCGATATCGCCAGCGTCTTTTCCCGCCCAATATCGAGGATGCCGATTCACGCTCGAAGTTGAATCTCGTTTATCACAATAGAAACCCCCTTACAGAAAGTCAAGAGGTTATTCATGCTCCCCATGATGTGTCTGAACTGTCAATCAAAAATTCCTGGGTATAACGGGATCTTTCATGGGAGAGATTTTTTAACTCCTTGCCCTGCTTGTGGTAGTCAAGGGAAACCTGTAGCGATCATTCATTTGCAAATCCCATGTGATTCAAGTGATGCACATCCAGATCTCGTAAATGAATTTAAATTCATGGGACAATCCATACCACCTCAAAAAATTGCTTGTGGATTTGGTCCAAGATTACCTCGTCATTTGACGAGTTTGCCTATTGCTGCTACTTGTTTTCAATGCCTAAAAGTGTATAGGCAATTACATCCATTACCCGATAATTCGGAGAGTCCGCAATGACTTTTGTAGCTGGTTCTTATACTGCGACATATAACAATCTTGCCCTTGGTATTATTGAAGATGGTTTTACTATTGATTGGGTATCAAGAGCAGAAGACATTGTTGCAGACGTTGGTGGAACTGCACCAATAGATGGTGTTTACCAAGGTTTAGAAATGCAAGTATCTTTTACATTATCAGAATGGGATGCTGCAGCAGCACAGTCAGCGTTTTGGCCTTTTGCTACTACTATTGGTGAAGTTGGACGAATCGGTACATTGCTTTCTAGTTTAGCTAAAACTTTAGTTTTAACTAAATGTGCAAACACAAGTGCTGCACCTACAACGATTACTTTTCAATCTGCAATATTAGCACCTGGATTTAGTGTATCAACATTATGGGCTAATAAGCATCGCAAGATTCCTTTGCAAATGAGAATTCTTCCAATTGGCTTGGATAGTGTTGCTAACTTGCAGCAATGTGAACTTCTTCGGTTATTTACTGTTGGATAGTTTTTAGTTCTTCCCAGTCCAAGGATATCCCCAATGCCTCTTCAAAAAGGTTCTAGTAAGAAAGTTATCTCAGCCAATATCAAATCTGAAATGAAACGTGGAAAGCCGCAGAAACAAGCTGTAGCTATCGCGTTAAGCAAAGCAGGTAAGAGTAAACCAGCTAAGAAAAAGAAGTAAAAACATGGCTAAAGATAAAGGCCGATGCTGGAAAGGTTATGAACCTGTAAAGGGTAAGAAACCATATTCTCCAGGTAGTTGTAAAAAATCTGCTAAACCTAAACCTAAAAAGGGTAAATGAGATGCCTAAGAAATCTCCAGCTAAAGGTAAAGCAGTTCGAGTTACTGTAGGTGGTAAAACTCGAAGTGTTGGACAAGCAGGTAAAACACCGCAACCTGGAACGGAACGTGGAGATCGGTACTGTGCCCGATCTTCTGGTATTCCTAAATGTAAGAATCCTCCTTGCCCAAATACGATAAGTCGTTCACGTTGGGGTTGTAAAGGTAAAAAATCGTACAAAAAATGAATGAAAAATTCTGTTTATAAACTCTAGAAGAGTTCTTAAAATAAAAAGAGCATGAAGTGATATTTTCCCAGGAAATGAAGGTAATCCCAAATGGCAGACAGTTCCGGTTTTTTAGGTGGAGACGATTCATCTAGACTAGATTCACTTGCAAAATCTATTGCTGAGAATTCTGAGAAGCTTGAGATTCTTAATAAGATTCTAGGTAAAGTCGAAGATGCTTCATCTAAAAAATCGGAAAATAAATCTTCTTCAGAAATTCTTGCTGATTTAGAAAAATTCGTATCAAAAAAAGATTTAGAAACTGCTCGTAAGAAAGCACTTATTGCTCAAGCTGATCAAGACAGATTAGCATCAAATACGTTTCGTGCTTCTGAAACAATCATATCTGAAGTTTTAAGTAGGTTAGTTGGTACAAGCTTCTATCCTGTTCTATCTGCATTTCGAGTTGCTAGAGAGAGCGTAGCTACAGCTACAGGCACACCTCAAAGTGAACTCAAAGTTTCGGATATGATCAAGTTCGTTAACGATTCAACTAGCGAGCTTATACAAAACATATTTCAGAACATTGGAGTGCAAGTAGGATTACTTGATCCCAAAGTTGATGAGTTAACAAAATCAATTCAAGCTTACAAATTAAGTAAGCAAGATGAAATCGATATTCAAAAAGAATTGGCTCCTGCTCTTTCAAAAGCAAAAGAAGAGTTAAGTTCTGCTTTGAAGATGACAAAAGAAGAACTTAACAAATTAGATATCGATGATGTCAATAAGCTTGCTATGTATGTAATGGCACTTGAGAAAGTAGGAGCAGCAAGCAAGGAAGAGACATTGCTGTTAGATACTTTAAAAGGACGTATCAACTCGATCAATGATTCTCTAAAAGAATTTCTAAATTTACTAGACCCAGAGCAAACAAATAAACTAACAGAGAATTTTCAAGTAGAATTAAAATCTTTAAAAGAAGAAGCACCTAAGATTAGAGAAAATCTTATTGATGAAAGAACAAGAGAAATTAAGAAAACACAAGAAGTGCAACAGCAGGCAAAAACAATTGCAGGTATTGCAGGTCTAGGTGCTTTCACATCTGTTGTAGTAGATAAACTTCCAAAAATTACTTCAGATATAACAAACTTAGGAAGTGCGTTAGCTAATCTTGCTCTTACACCATTGACTGGAGGATCAAGTAGTCAGGTTTTAGGTAGGGCTAGTGAGGTAGTTTCTTCTGGAACTAAGCTAGCTTCGGAAGCTGGTGCAGTTGTTGGTGCAGTTGCCGCCTCTTTTGTTCCAGTATTAGGTCCAGTATTAGGTCCTATTGTTGGTAGTTTTGTAGGGAAAGCTGTAACTGAAACTATTCTGGCTCCTTTGAATATAGCAGCACAAACTTTGATTTCTATCAATAACAGTGTAACTCAAATTGCTGGTAATCTAGTTGGATTTTCTCCTCAGATCACAGGTGCAGTTGTTGCTAAAGAGATTGCTATATTAAAAGATGACTTCCGTAGAGCAGCACTGATTGGTCCACAAATTGCGAGAATAACGGAAGCTCAAACCAAATTTGAGTTAGCAACTCGTCAAGCATTTGATAAGTTTTTGATCACAACAGAACCTTATTTAGTAAATATCTTAGATTTACTAACACAAATTGTTGAGGTATCTGGTCAATCAATAAAATATGTTCAAGGTTTAGTTGAGTTGTTTGCGCCTTGGCTACCTGCTGCACTGAATCTAATTGGACCAATAGCAGTTGATGTTAGCGATATTGCTAAAAAATTAGGTACAGAGGATCCTTTAGAAATAGCATCTATTGCAAATCAAGGTAGTACCAAGTTCTTTGCTAATAATCCAGCAGCATTCGTTCAATTACGTTAACTAAGGAATTTATGTAATGACTGTTCAGGGCTTTAATAGTATAAGAACATTTGGTGAATTATCCTATGGTGATGTAGAAAGCAGGTTAGGTACTGAAGCTGGTATTTATAAATTCCCACCAACTTACACACTATCATTTAATTCTAAACCAGTACTAAGTGATAACGGAGTTAACTTTAAGTACACTAAAAGTGAATTAACGGTAGTATGGTATTTGCCTTATCAATACATCTTCACAAGACAAAATCCTGCTAACATGCCTGATGGTATTAGCCCATCTCCAATAACTATTGATACTGCTGTTCAGCAAATTCGTGCTGTTCTGATGCAACCTAGAAAAGAACTACGTTGCACTTATCAAGGTTTAGGTCCTACAAATAACGCGACCAATTATGGATTTGTAATCAATGATGCAACTGATGTAAATTTTGGACCAATACCAACAGATTTTAAATGGAAGAATTTAGCAGCACAACAAGCAGTTGAACTCACTTGGGTAGTTACTTTCTGTACCCATAATCAGATTATATTTAATAATGCTAATACAATTTTAGTAAATCCAGAAAACATAGGTTTAACAGAACTATCATGGTCAAGATCTTATGATATTGATGAAATCGGTTCTGTTACTGTTACAACTTCTGGAAAATACAGTATATCTAGTTGTGCAAAAGGACAAAATGTTATTACAAATGTAATAGGCAGATTACATCCAGATAGAGTAAGATATCTAGTTGCCTTTCCTGTTCCTCTTTATTGCCGAAGAGTATCACAACGATTTCAGCATGATCCTAATTCATTATCTTGCACTTTCACTTTAGTTGATAAGCAGTTTCCAACAGAAAATGCTATGCCACCAAAGGCAATGAAAATGGATATGTCTCATGAAGTAAGTTCTTCTTTGTTCGGTGGTCGTTTAGAGGGTAAGGGTTTTCATCAATGGAATAATGTTATTCAAGGCAATATTACTTTGCCTCCTGGACAAGCATTTTCAACAGCTTTTTTCCTTTTTTGGTTTTATGCTAGGCAACGATTATTTAGAACAGAACCAGGAGGAATAGCTTATGATAAAGTTGGTCGATTGAAAAAAGAAAAACTGGATGATGCTTCTAATCCAGAAGAAGAATCAGAGTATGCAAGAAATATTATTACTAAAGTTTCTTACAAAGAGAATTTATTCGATAGAACTCATAGCTTTCGTCTTGAATATGTAGGTGTTTATGATCGAGATAAATTGATTCAACAATCAGGTTTGTTTACACCTCTATACAATTATAAAGAAAACCAATCAGGCAATTACAAATATTGGTATGTTGACATTGCTAATCCAGATGATCGAGAACCGTGGCATGCTGGTTTTACCCGTCCAACTTCATCTACAAACCCATTAACTACTGATGCGTCTTTATTTAGTCAATGGAGTGAATATAAAGATCAATTTGCTGGAAATCCTAATTATTTTAATTCTGATATGTTATGTGCCTGGGATGTTTATGGGTATACTGGTATATCTGAAGATGATGGGCCTTATCTTTACTATCCTGATGATCAGCTTATACAAAACGTAAAAATAAATAAAGCAGTTCATGGTATTAACTTACCTGCTTGGGTATATCCTCCAAATGAAGACACTACTCAACCCTCAACTCAGCAAGAGTATTCAGTAGACCTAGCTAAACGCTCTTACATAATGCATGAAAATTCTTTTCAAATTCTGGAAGATGTAAACACTTTTCAAGTTGTAAGACAGAGATATGACGTAAACATTGATCGTGCTATGAAATCAGCCTTAGGTGACAACATTGTAGGTAAAGAAAATAGAACAGTTGCCTTGCATAATATGCAAGCAGTTTCAGAAGGCTTACACCCAAGTGATCAAGATTATACAACTAGCTACAACAGCCAACCTGTTACCACTATAGTTATGTCAGGTTATGCAATTAGAGTAGGGTTTCCACCAACTATACCATGTGCTTTCCAATACAAAACACATCCTTTAGTTCGTTCAGGACAATCCATAGTTACTCTAAAGCAACTTGGTAAAGGTATTGTTCCAGTCTATCTTGCAACTTGGTCAATTCCTTATTATGTTAACACCAGTGTTCATACTAATTTCTTCAAAGATTTAACATCTTCAGGATTTTCAGGAGTTTTGACTTAATGAGCGATTTCCTTCTCCCTAGTGTCGAAGAAGCAACTCTTTCGATTGTTCAAGGTGAAAACCGAACCAACATCGAAGTTATCGACATTTACGAATTTTGGAAAAATGCAGGTAACGATGCTGACAAATTAGACAGCAAAGATTGGATCCCTCATTTCATGAAAAACATGAAAGAGAAATTCGATGTAGAGTTAACACGTACTGCTTCAGTTCTTTTAGTAGAACAAGCTGTTTCGAAGTTGACTACAATAAAAAACTTCTGTTCTCCAGAGCAAAAGCAATAAGGTTCTATAAGATTCCTTTGCCTCTGGAGAGTAGATTACTTAAATATTACTCCCTAGTCATACCAGAACTTGAAGCTGAAGAAGAACTCAGGCACAGAATGCTTGATAGTGCCTTAACTCCAGACAGGTACTACAATCTTTTGATTCAAGTAGGTGTGAAAGAATCGGAAGCAGAATCGGCAAGAGCTAATTTACTTCTTCAACAGACGCAAAAGCAATCATGGCACAAATAACCAAAGAAGACTTACTTCAAATTCAATCTGTCCCATACGACCCAACTGGATACATCCAGAATTATTACTCGTATGCACCACATCACAGACCGATCTTTTCTCGGTTTGCGATTAAACAGATGCTTGAAGATCCACGTATCTGCTTTGGTTTGGGACTCATCAAAGGTCCTATCCATGCTTTCACTAAATTCTTTACTGAAGAAGAAGCAAAGAATCCTGCCATTCATCGCTGGATTGTGTCATCGGATACCTCCTTTCCTTACGTTGTGAAATGTGAAGATAAGGAGGTTGCCGATTTCATTACCAAGAATCTGAAGAGGTTCTGGCAAGTAGGTGCTATTAAGGCATTAAAAGCCCTAGAATGGGGCTACAGTGCAGGTGAGGTGATCTACAAGGAATCTACCTCAGTTGATGGTCGGAAGCGTAGAGTACTCAATTTTGACAATCTACTAGACTTCAATCCTCCTGACTGTGTTGCAGTCACCGTAAATGGTGGATTAGTCGGCACTGAGATCAACTCAGGTAATCTAAAACAGTTCTATATTGGTATTCCAAAAGTCTTCTGGCATACCCACGAACGTGATCGTCAGAAGTATTACGGATTATCTCGCCTATTCGGTGCATACGCAGCATGGTGGGAAATCTGGACTGAAGGTGGTGTTCGTGATATTCGTCGTCTTTGGTTCCATCGTAACGCATACGATGGTGGTATCATGCGATACCCTCTAGGCTACACCAGTTTAGAGAATGGCGGTCGTATCTCTAATCGAGATTTAGCTATTGAGATGTTAGCTAAGAAACGATCTGGTGGTTATCTTATTTTCCCTAATCAGACGGGTGCTGATGGAAGACAAATTTGGGACTATGAAGCACCATCATCGTCAGTAGCACCTCCTGGTATGGCTGAATACATGATCTTCCTGACCAACGAAGAACTTGAAGGTCTTGGTATTCCTCCTGAAGTGATTCAAGGTGGTGGAGGTGGTCTTGGTGCTGCTACAGGTCGTAAGATTCCTATGGTAGCTTTCTATTCTACTTTGCAACAAATTGTTGACTTCTTGATCAGTGATTTTATCAATCAAATTTTGAATTTCCTTATTCCTCTTAGCTTTGGGAAATTACCTGAATTTGAAGTAGTGCCATTGATCCCAATCGAAGCTTACGGCGATGAAATGAAGCAAGGGAATTTTTCCCAGGAAACCAAGGGGATTCCCAAGGGTGAAACACCCCCATCTTCTAAGATTGAGAAGACTGAATCTGGAACACCTAACACATTGAATAACTAATGTTTGAGTTAACAGCTAACGGAAGTCAGTTTTCTTGTATCGATCCTGTTTCTGTACGTGCCCACATGCAGAAAATGGACATGGATCCTTCGTTGATTTCCAAATGCAATTCCCTTGAACTCAAACATGGTCCTGAACCAGCATGTTGTCATTTGCTTATTACTAAATCAGATTACGATGATCTAAGTATAGAAGCAGGTGGTTTATCAGGACCTATATCGACCAGTTATTTCTACCCTAATGTTACCATTCGTATTCGAGATCAATACTCTGGAGGAATAGGGACTAACTACTTTAAATGGACGATAGTTGATGCAGTTAATATTTTAGGGCATCCAGATAATCCTGATTCAGTTGTTTATATTATCTTAGAGGACATGAGACATTGGTTTGGTAAAGTCCATACTAAAAACAAAGTCTACAATAAGATTCGTCATACTGAAAAGAATGTTGGAGTATCTGCTGGTACTAATCGATATTACGAAGAAACTCTTAATGGAACTTCTCTATGGACAGCATCAGCTATATTGAATGATATGCTTGAAGCTGCTGCTAATCCTGCAGTAACAGGTTTACTTAATACAACATTTCTTCAAAACTATTATCTTCTTAATGTCCATTCTGGAGACATGACATTTCTTGAATGGTGTTCAAGATGTGCTGAAATCTTTCGTTGCTATTACTATGTAGATCGACTTGGCAATTTAGTCTTCGATGGTTTACGTGCAGAGAACTCCGACTACTCTGCTGCGTATATGATTAACCAGATGCAGAACTTAGTAGTTTTTTTTCCAAGTCCAGCAGAACCGATTGAAAAACTCAAGTTCCCAGTTACGTTTATTGCAAACGAATCTTTGATTCCTAAATTCTACAATAATGAATCAGATATAGTTCTTCAGTTAGATGTCAACAACTATCCTGAAGGGTTCTATCAAGCTAGTGATACATCAGGTGATTCTAATTCGAGTTTACAGGTAACTCTTCCTCATCATTACGCATGGGTCAATCCTGGTGGTTCTACAGTAAACTATCTACCTAATGATACTTCTTACTGGAATAATCAGATTTACGGTGATGTAGCAGAACGAGCAAGGGCATCGATCCATCCCAGAATATCTTATCGCCGTATTCGAGGCAGGTTTAGTTTTACCCCTCGATTTGAAGCAGACAAGATTGTGTATTCCAACACAGGTAAAGGCTTAACAACCGAAGTTATTGGCGTTCCTAAGCACGAACTGAATTATCTAACACCGGAGTTTAAACAGTATGAAAAAGAACTTATTCGAGAGAAATGGAAGTATGTTCTCACTTCCCCATTTGTTTACTCAGATGGATATTCCTATGGCGTTGCTACTGCTGACATTTTTTATCCGATTATCGGTACTCCTCGCCGTACTTCAATTACTTTATACGATCTAACTAGAAACTTAAAAGATTTAGGAATTGGATCATCAGGAGTATGCAACCAAGTTGGTGCATATTATTATGCTGAATGTTGTGTCGAGTCCATTTCCAGTAGTTCTAGTGGTTCGAGTGTATCCAGCCCTTCTAGCTCTAGTTCTTCTAGTTCGAGTTCTAGTTCAAGCTCTAGCTCAAGTTCCAGTTCTAGTTCTAGTTCTAGTTCAAGTTCCAGTTCTTCTAGTTCTTCTAGTTCAAGTGCTTCGAGTGCTTCTTCTGGATCTGCGAGTTCTGGTTCACAGGGTAGCGGTGGATCAGGATCACAGGGCAGTGGTGGATCAGGTGGAGGTTCTGGAAGTGGTGGAGGTGGCGGACCATCCTGTACAGAATGTTTCATCATGTGGGATGGTTCTAGTTGGGTGGTACTTACAGAATGTTCTCCCTATCCGGATTGCCAATGTCTACCACCGTTCTTTCCAGGAGAGTGGATTGGACAAAGAATACTATGGGTATGTACTCGCGTAGAAACTCCTTAACTCCCCAATAAGTGATTTTTATGGAATGCAATTACTACTTTAAAGAAAAAGAACAAGGTTACTGTCGTATAGCTCAAGAATTATCTGGAGGTTATAAATCAAAGACATCACCAGAAGCTTGTGCAGTATGTATAACGTTATCGAACGCAAGATCTCCAAACTCAGTGACAGCATCTCATGCAGTCTCAGCAGTTGAAGAACACGCTCCTGAGAAAGTACAAGAGATCATTAAAGATCTTCGTCATTTATTTGAAGTTCGAGATCGGGAACAAACCTTAAAAAGCAATGGACCAGGATCAGAACTTAAAAAAATTCTATCTTGGTTTGCAGTCGATACCCCAAGTTGCAAATGTTTAGATCGAGCTAATACAATGAACAGTTGGGGTCCTGACGGTTGCCGAAAGAACATTGATACGATTCTTATTTGGTTGCAAGAAGAAGCTAAGAATCGTGGGATCCCCTTCGTTACTATTATTGCTAAACAATTAGTTCTTCTAGCTATCTCCAGAGCAGAAGCATGTACACAGAAAAATGCTACGTCATCAATCTAGATCATCGTAAAGATCGTTTAGAAGCATTCTATAAAAGATTGCCTGTTGATTTTCCTTGGGGTGTTCCAGAACGCTGGCAAGCCATTCATGGCGATTCTGTAAAGCATCCTGATTGGTGGTCAGCAGGTAATGGTGCATGGGGGTGCTACAAATCTCATCTCAACATTCTAGAACACTGTATGAACAATCATTACGATTCTTATACAGTATTCGAAGATGATGCTTTCTTTCGAGATAACTTCAATCACCTCATGTTAGACTTTTATTCCAATCTTCCTCAAGATTGGGAAATGGTCTATATCGGAGGTCAACTTCTTCATACCAACAATCATCCACCTGAAGAAGTCAATCCTAAAGTATTGATTCCCTATAATGTCAACCGTACTCATGCTTTCATGGTACGTTCTAGACGAGGTATGGAAATCTTATACAAGTTTTTGAACGCAGTACCTTTTGAGCAGCATTACCATATTGATCATCATTTAGGTTTGTTGCACGAACGAAGAATGCTGAAGATCTATTGCCCCCATATTTGGCTTGTAGGTCAGATAGCTTGTTCTTCTAATATTAGCGGTAAACAAACAGGCTCAACTTTATTTGATGATCCTTATAAATGTGTTCGAGCTAAACAACAACCTTTTGTGGTAGGTGCAGCAACGATATGAACAATTTATTTACTTTAGCTGATAATTATGACTTACCAATACAAAAAATTTGTATTGAATCTTTAAAAATACATAATCCTAACGTAAAAATTTATACTAAAGAAACTATACCAACTATTCCTGGTGGTAAAGAACTATTAGAGCAATTTAATGGTTTAAGTATGGTTCATTTTTCAGATGTTTTTAGAGTATGGTATTTATATAACTTCGGTGGTTTTTGGGTCGATGCTGATTGTATTCATTTAAGACCAATTGAGTTTCCCTATGAAGTTATTGATAACAGATGCTCATTTATGTTTGAAGATGGTCAATGTGATAGATTGACTCAATGTTTAATATATTCTCCAAAACCTAAAGATAAATTTTTAGGTTTAATACTAGAAAGACAAAAACAACTAATTAGAGATAAAAGCCCAGGTAGTTTATCTTATTTAGACCTTGGTTCTTGGTCTATTGATCATATAAGACATACTACAGGTTTACAACCTTATATTGCACCCCATTGGGAGTATTCTTATATCCCTTGGCATAAAAAAGATTGGTTTGTTCAGCAAAGACATTGGGAAAACTTCCAACATGATCGTGGTATATATAATCCCAATGCTTACTGCTATCATCTTACTAATGCAGTAATTGATTTTGCAAAAAATGATACTAAAGAGCATCTTTTATCATTATCAACATTTCTATCTTTTTTAATTATCAGAGCAATAACAAATGGATTTAAAGGCACTAGACATAAAGCAATTTTAGATAGGTTGCCGAATATTCATCAGAACTATAAATATGTAGAAGTTGGAGTATACGAAGGAGCAACTTCTACAATCATAGGTCAACAAAGAAATTATGCAGAAGTACATTGTGTTGATCCTTGGGCTAATGTATCTTCCCAAGAATATAAAAATACAAATGACTACTTAGCTCATTCATCAAACGAACAACACGAAAGTCATTATCAAACTTTTATGGCTCGTTCTTGGTTTCTTACATCACAAAAAAGATTACATGCTCATAGAATGAAATCTGAAGAAGCATGTATCAATTTTGAAAATGAATCAGTAGATCTTGTTTACTTAGATGGTGATCATTCCTATGAAGGAGTAATGAAAGACATTCAATGCTGGTGGACTAAAGTAATCAAAGGGGGTTACTTAGGTGGTCATGATTACGACTACCCAAGTTTGCCTTTTGGAGTTAAACGAGCAGTAGATGAATTCGTAAAAGAGAAAAATCTAAAATTAGAATTGGACGGAGATTACTGCTGGTTTGTTAGAAAAGAGTAATTGTACTTTCCCAGGAACTAGGGGGGTAACTCCCCCTTTCCAAATTTCTATCAAAAAATTGCAAAACTCCTCTTGAAATCGATCTCAAGTGCCGATATTCTTCTTACATCGGTCGGCAGCGGGTGGGAACCGCAAGGCAACGAAACAGTCTGATTGGTAGCTCGCTACAAGGGTGTCGAGAAACCACCCTACGGCAATCAAGAGGTTCGAATCCTCCCGACTGATCTGTTTCATTTCTCTACAAGGAAGTCATCATGTTAGTAGTAACACGGAAAATTAACGAGCGTATTTTCATCGGTAACGACATCTGTGTTCAGATTGTTAATTGCCACGGTAATCAAGTTCGTATTGGCATTGATGCACCAAAAAGTTGTCTCATTCTTCGAGAGGAGGTCAAGGACAGGATCAATGGACTCGTTCGACAAAATTCGAAAAAGCTTACAAAAAAAGCACAAACCAAGGGAACCAAAAACCAAACGGCTAAACGTAGGTAAGACAACCAAACTACCCGTTTATCAATGGTTGACTCACATCTTTCGAGCAAACGAAGAATTCTCTACATCAGATAAACTAACCGATATAACGATAGTTTCTACTATGTCAGCAGAATACACCAAGTCAATTGCTCTAGTACGCTCTCTGATTCATACGCCAAGTAAGCTTGCATCAGAGAGATCAAGGTTCAATAAAGAAGATAGCTACCCACTTATCTCTTTTGCCTACAGTGATAATGGCTTTCCTATCAATCGTGGTAAAGCAATGTCTTTAAGCGAATGTAGGAAACGCTGCTACCACTATTACAAAATCGATCCTCGCTTCTTTTCTGAAGAAGAGTTGGTATGGATTGATGATCAAATTGAAGAAGGGAACGAGTGGTACATGCGATGTACTATTCCTTCTCAGGAACTACGGAATAAATTCCCATTTGGATCAACCCTTTTTGGTATTGCAGATGACAATCCAATCGAAATTGCAATGCTTGAACTTGAATGGATGGAATAATGCCAATTCGTAGAAAACAACGTAAACAACCTGCTTGGGATCTGTACAGAGATGGGATCTCTTATTCTCTGCTATCCAGATTCATTAACTGTCGTGAGCGATTCCGAATCTACACTGTAGAAGGTTTAACTCCAGTAGATACTACTGACTCTTTAGAGTTCGGCACAATCTTTCACAAGTTACTTGAGTATCATGCTAAAGGGTATTCTTTTGCTCAACTCGAAAGGCTGTTATCCCAGGACGGAGTAGCCACAAGTTTCTTGGGAAGATTGGCCCTAGAAATCTTCCGTATCTACATACTGACTTGGAAAGATCAAGACAGTCAAATCAAGTATGTATCGCAAGAAGAAGTTTTTCGTACAACCGTCTATTTACCATCAGGACGTAAAGTGGATTTAAGGGGTAAATTTGACGAGGTGTTCAGAGATCAAGGTAAGCTCTGGCTACAAGAGAATAAAACTAAATCTCAAATTGATGAAATCTCTCTTGAGCATACCTTACCTTTTGATCTCCAGACTATGCTTTATTGTCATTGCATTCGTGCAATCTACAAAGAAGCACCAGCGGGTGTTCTTTACAACATCATTCGTAAACCAGGACTTAAACAAAAAGTCAAAGAGACTGACAGTGATTTCTTAAAACGAATCACATCGGATATCAACTCTAGACCTGAATGGTACTACGTTCGTTATCGTATCTCTTTTGGTTCTGCTGATATTGACAACTTTGCTAAACGCACGCTGTTCCCACTACTGGAACAAGTATGCCTATGGTGGGAGTCAATAAAAGCAGACCCTTTCGAACCGTGGACCCTACCGGACGGGTCCACAAATCCTCACCACTTTTCTCGTCCGTTCGGCGTGTACGACAGCTTCAAAAACGGAAGGGGAGAGTATTTCGATCTAATAACTCGCGGAGTCGATCACGGTTTAACTTTAATCGATTCGGTATTTCCAGAACTAACCCCAGAAGAAAACAAAAGTAAGTAGTTTCATTTCCCCAGTCTCTAAGGAAAAATTTATGTCTCGTATTGCAACTCCTCGTCGTGCTGCTCCTCAACGATCAGCAGATCTCAATGAGATCACCAGCATCCCTGGTCCTAACGATCTTAATGTTCCTCCTTCCGATCTTTTGGAATACACCATCTGTCTTTACGGTACTAAGGGTATCGGTAAGACTACTCTAGCTAGTTCGATACCCAATAGTATCGTGGCTATGTTTGAACCACTGCGAAAGAACCTACCTATTCGTCAATTACCTTTCCGTTGTTACGATGTCACTCAAATTCGTGACGAAGGTAAACCTGATGCTTGGTTACAGTTCAAATCATTTATTGATAAATGTGAGAACGACAACACAGTTCAGTGCATCATTGGCGATACTGTAGATCGAATCTACGATGCTTGTCTTACCCATCACTGCGTTATTGAGGGTGTCCGGCATCCAGGAGGACTCAATGACTTTGGTAAATTGTGGGCAGTCATCAAAGATGATTTTGAAAAGACTCTCAACTCGATCCGCGACATGGGTAAAGGTTTGATCCTTATTTCCCATACCAAAGAATCTGATATTGAAGTTGTCACTGGTGGTAAAGCAGTTCAGTACGGTCCTAGTTGCTCTGGTGCTGCACTGAAGTACCTGAAAGCAGCATGTGACTATGCTTTCTTTTATGGCTATACAGCAAGTCAAGAACGATGTCTTCATCTACGTGGTTATGAAAACATCTGGACTGCTTGTGGTGTTCCGAACCACTTCATTTCACCATCTGGTAAATCACTCGAATTAGTTGAAATCCCTGAAGGTGAGATCAAAGGATGGACTTTACTTCAAAAAGCTTTCAATAACGAACTATATGATCATGGAGAAGAACAACCGACAGTAGAAAAGAAAACAACACGCAAGCGATCTTGATTTACACTCCCTTACAGATTACAGTTTTGACTCAAATTTTTTCCCAGTTTCACAAAGGTACATAGTAATGGCAAAAGCAAAGAAATCAGCATTCGTAACTGGTTTGGCATCGAATAAGGAAGCTCTCAAGGAGGCAGCAGAAAAGGAACGAGCATCACTTGCAGATCAATCTGAAGTGCAGCAAGTTTACAAACTCAATAAGAAAGGGGACCGAGTATCGGTTCCTTGCAAACTCGTCAGTGTCAAATGTGCCACACACGAAGAAGGTGACAGAAAGGGTCTTCCCTATGTCAATTGGGTGTTTGCTCCACTAGAGGCTCCTGGAAAGGGAATGCTGATCGGTAACTATCAACCAGCATACAATCGCAAAACGATGGTTATTGATGGTGCAGCATTAGGTTGGATCTTCCAAGAGTTTCAAGCTTGTGGTTTCGATACCAGATCTTGGGCTAACGATCCTTCAGAATTAGAATCTGCAGCAGAAGAATTGGATTCAGAAAAACCAACCATCATGCTCTCGATTCGTGCCTCGGAGATCAAAGCAGGTAAACGTGCTGGAGATGTAGCAGTCAATTACTCCATCAGTCGATTGATTGATGATGTTTCTTCCCAGGAAACTACGGGAGACTCGGAAGAGGAAGATTCCCTCGATGATGGGCTTGAAGCAGCTATGACTAAGGAGCCTGATCCTGTTCCTGAAAAGACCAAAGTTACAAAGACCAAAGCAGCGAAGAAGAAATCTCCTGCTGTTGGTGATTCCATCAAATTTAAATTTGAAGATGAAGATGGTAATCAAGAAACTATTTCAGCTACCATTGAATCGATAGAAGGAGAAACACTGACCGTCAGCGATGGCACGTACACTTACGATATTGAAGTTAGTGACGTACTGTAAATCTTTCTATCTCTGTAGTTTAATCGTGGGTGTAGTAGGAAACTGCTACACCCTTTTCTTTGGTGAGTCGTACTATGTCCATCATTGCTATAGATACAGAAACCACGGGATTAAATTTCCTATTAGGTGCAGAACCATTCATGGTGACTGCTTGCGACTTAGAAGGAAATCTCTTTTATTGGGAATTCGACATTGATCCAATAACTAAAAAGATTAAACGCAATCGCACAACTCTCAAAGATATACGAGAGACTTTGCGGCAATACGATGATTGGGTGTTTCACAACGCCAATTTTGATCTTCGAGCTATCGCAACACTTTTTGAAATCTCTGTTCAAGAAGTTTCTAAACTCCACAAACATCCAGATGCCTTCTGGTATCACATTCACGATACCTTACTGATGTCTCATGTTCTCGATAATCAACGATCACATGGTTTGAAAGATCTATCGGTTCGTTATCTCCAATTTCCAAAAGACGATGAGGACCAACTTAAAGATGCAACCAAAGCTGCTAGACGTTTAGTTCGATCCCTCCACCGAAAGGGGGAAATTCCTGATTGGCAGATCCATGACGAGACAGAAGCAGACTATTGGCTACCCAGGCTCATGTTTAAAGCCTTTCCAGACCTCGCACAGCCTTCCTGGGAGAACGTATGCCTCTCGTATGCCCTAAAAGACGTTGAACGCACCATATCGCTTTATACGCTGTTTAAAGACCTACTACTTAGTAGGGATACGCTCGGAGTCTATCTTCGAGAGATCAATGTTCTCAAAGTGGTTCTCGATATCCAATCCAGAGGCATGAACTTTTTGCGACCTGTAGCTGCTTCTGTGTTGTCAGATTTGGATTCACAGATAGATGCTTATTCCCAGAAACTCATGTCTATAGTAAATTCATTCGGTCTAGAGGAGTTTAACTTTGAGAGTCCTATGCAACTCCAAAGTCTGCTTTATCAGGAGATGAAGTTCCCTGTTGTGTCTTTGACGGATAAAGGTAAACCTTCTACAGACGCAAGCACACTTCAGCATCTAATCAATTGCTGTCCTGATCATCCCAATATAGATTTTCTAGTTTATCTAAAAGAGTTAAAGCTAAATCTTACCAGTAGTAAATACATTAGAAATTATTTGCATTTTGCAATCCCTTCTACAAAGGGAAAAAGAAATTACTACACGCTTTATCCTAACCTAAATCAGACAGGTACTAAAACTACTCGCTTTAGCTGTAGTAACCCGAATGGGCAAAATATTTCTACAGGTAAAGAAGAGGAAGACGACACAGGACATAAGATCAAACGGTTTAATTTGCGAGAACTGTTTGGTCCACCACCTGGATACGTATGGTACGCGATTGATTATTCATCTCTGCAGTTGATTATTTTCGCATACGAAGCAAATGATCAAGGGATGATAGACGCATTTGCTAAGGGTTACGACTTCCATAATTACGTTGCTAAAGGATTATTCAATACTCAAGAACCTACAAAAACAGAAAGACGTATTGCCAAGAATGTGAACTACGCTTTGATTTTTGGTGCTGGTGCTGAACGTGTTGATGCGACAGCAGGAATGGATGGAGCTTATCAACTCTATCAGAATCAATTCCCTATTGTTGCTGAGTATATGGCGAAGATCAGCTATCAAGTTCGTAAAACAGGGCAAGTAAAGACTGCTTTTGGGTATCCTCTGAATGTACCAAGAGAACAACCTTACAAGGGTGTTAACTACATTGTTCAAGGAGATGAAGGCAACATTGTCAAACAAGCGATGTATTTAACAAATCGCTATTTGAGTCTTCATCCCTCTAAATCTCGCTTGATCATGCAGATTCATGATGAGCTAGTTTTTGAATGTCCGAAGGATAAGGATTTTCCTTTATCCACAATTTGTCAATTGATGATGGGACCGGCAAGAGAAGTAGGTTGGACAACTCCTGTCGGTGCATCCCTGGTGACGACTCACTGGGGAGACAAGAAAGAATTGGAATTAGATTTATAATGAGGTGAACCGTGATTGATTTCTTTGATTACTATGGTGTGTTTCTTTCTCCAGCTTCGGAGATGTCTAAAGATCAGTACAAAGGAGATTGTCCTTTTTGTGGTAAAGAAAAGCACTTTTATGTCGATCCCACCAAAGGATTATTCGATTGTAAAAAATGTGGTGCTGAAGGTAACAACCTAACCTTCATCACTGATTTGCATAAGATGTATTTGGAAACCACTAAGGATGAAGACTATCTAAATTTAGCATCTTTGCGTCCTGGTGTTACTGCAGACGCATTAAAGAGTGCAGAATTTGCTTTGGATCGTGATTCAGGTACATGGTATGTCCCATATCAAAATGGGAGTAAGTATTTGAATAACTTAGGTAAATTCAATCCTGATAACGGATTTAGAATCTACAAGGGTCCAGGATTGGGATTAAAACTGTATCGACCTTTTGATAAGAAATCTTTCCAGGAAACCGTGGTGATCTGCGAAGGAGAATGGGACCTCTTATCGATCTATTCGCACATGAAAGAATGCGAACCCAATTTTTCTATTTGTGCCGTACCTGGATCTAACACATTCAAAGATGAGTATTTAGAAAATTTCAAAGGTAAGAATGTCATCTTGATGTACGACAAGGATGATGCTGGTAAGAAGGGTATCGCCAAAGTTTCAAGAAAACTAAACGATGTCGCAGCTTCAATTCGTTTCCTTAAATGGGATACTGATGAAAAGTTTTCTAGTGCTGAGGGTGAAGAAGACCTAGGTAAGGATCTACGAGACTTTGTTGTATCGAAAACAACAGAACATAAAGGTATGACTGCTAAGAGAAAACCCAAGCTATCGACAATGATTTGGGGGGCAATCATTCTTCAGTGTATTTCACCTGAAACAGATCAAGGGACTACGGATAGCTACCTAAGTGAAAGGTTTTCTTTACCACCAGTTGCTACCGTTACTTCCTGGGAAGATTACATTAAAGTCTTTCGTGATAACCTGTATCTCACACCTAGCAATGAACATGCACTAGCTTGTGTTTTGTCTACTTCGATCTCTCCACACTTTCCTGGTGAGCCGATATGGTTATTCCTCGTTGGTCCTGCAAGCTCAGGGAAGACAACTCTCATCGAATCTTTCGGTGATTCGAATATGTATGTTGATGCTCAATCTGAAATCAGTGCTAGATCTCTGGTATCGGGTTACAAGACTTCTGACGGTAAAGACATCAGCTACTTGCCGACTCTCAACAATCGAACATTGATGATCAAAGACTTTACTACGATCTTGACCAAATCGGCTCAAGAGCAAGATGAACTCTTTGGTATCCTTCGAGATGCTTTCGATGGTAGTTACAAGAAACAATATGGTAACAACCAGCATCGATTCTATAAGGATCTCAAATTTGGTTTGGTTGCAGGTGTCACCAAAGCTATCCATGCTCAAAACCGATCTTCATTGGGCGAACGCTTCCTCAAGATCGAATATCTCGACAAATCAGAGTTTGATGAGTATCTACACATACAATCTGCTATGTCGTCGGTAAGTACCAAAGCTCAAAGAACTAAGATACTCATTGAGCATTCTCTTGGATACTTAGATTACCTGATGAATAATCTCCCTGATTTCTTACCAAATCTAAATGGAAGATTCGAATACAAGATTAGTCATCTTGCTATGTTGGTTGCACGTTTACGATCTCAAGTAGAACGTAGGCGAGATGAATCTTTGCTATATCGACCTGAATGGGAGGTAGCTTCTCGGTTAGCGGTACAGTTTAAGAAAATGGCCCAATGTTTGATGATTGTCTATAATAAAACAGAACCAGATAATCAACTTTATTTAACAATTCGTAAACTGGCTATAGATTCTTGCATTCCATTTAATATAGAATTTGCCAAACGTATGTATGCTTATCCTGATGGAATTACACGTAACGATCTTGCTGAGCAATTACAGTTACCAGCAACTAATGTGCATAGACTATTGACTGATTTAATGCAATTAGGTCTGATAAGAATGAAGCAGATAAAAGCAGGTAAAGTTGGTCGCCCAGTAGAACTGTATTACTTGGATTACAATGTACAGAAGTTATGGGCCAAAAGTGTAGAAGAGGATTACAACGACAATCCCTTGCCACCTGAGCCTTTGAAACAAGAAATCCCCAGACGCATTCGTAGGCAAAAAGTCTAATGTACCATCTCAATACTCGTATCCTTCAATTTCCTGCACCGAACAGTCCAGTCGTGATTTGCTCGGTGCAGGGTTATACTTTTGAATCAGAACATCTCTATTCACCTGCGTTTGATCAGGCAGTGATACAGCAGATTGAACATTTAAAACACAAGTTTGCTACCCGTCCGACTCTTGCAGTTGCTCCTGAAGAAATAGTTTCAGCTTCTCATCTGCAATTACTGGTTAATGAGATTAAATCTGGAAAGATCAAACAGCAATCCGTAACTCTCACTAAACACCCAACTGATGACGGTGTAGTGATTCAAATTCATCTCAAGTAAATAGGAGCATATCATGGTATTAGTTGAAACAGGTTCTAAGTCGATGCAGACCAATCAGAAAGATTGGATCTTTTTAGTCAAGATTGCAGGATTAGCAGCATTAGCTTCTGCAATCGGTATTGGTATTGAGCAAATTGATGTAGTTAAATCCCTAATTCCTGAAAAGTATGCACCAATAATCACAAGTATTGTTTTGCCTTTATTGGTATGGCTTGTTCAATACTTGTCGGATACTAGGAAAAAAATAGAAGAGGAAGCAGACGACAAATCACCTCTGCCACCTATGGCATCTATCATGTTTTTACTAATCCTGTTTTTCCCAGGAGAATCATCGGCACAAGTTGCAACGTATCAAGGTTCAGATCAAGAACAAAAATCTAGTTTCAAACCCTATACTCTAATTCGTTTGGAATGTGAAAATGATGCGAAATCGTTCATTTGGATCATACGCAGACTACCAGACGGTTTTCGACCTGATTCAGTACGAGTTAATAATGGAAAAGAACTGGTGTGGACAGGACCTCCAGGATCATACGATGTCGATACCATATACACCGATAAAGATGGTATTCTGCAGCAACTCTTTACCAGAGTGGTAATCGAAGGAGCATTGCCCCCTACCCCAACTCCCACTCCAACTCCCGATAATCCAAATCCACCTAATCCCAATCCCAATCCTAATCCATCTCCAGTTAACCCATTACCAAAACCTTTTGGCAAATTTGGATTCTCGCAACTTGCTTACGATCAAGCTCTAAAGATTCCTGTAAAAGATCGAACAGAGTTAGCTCAAGCTATTGCGGATAACTATGGCAGTGTATCTGCAGCAATCTTTGCCGGTGGTTTAGTAGATGTCAATAAAGCGTTTGAAGAGATTCGATCTCGTAATCGTCAATTATCTACCAGTACATCATTTACAGCATGGTCTTCTTGGTTCGATGATTTAGGACTCAAAGTAAATCAGGATTGGTCAAGTAAGAAACTGAATAATCGATCTGATATTGCCGAAGTCTTTCGTGAGATTCAAATTGGATTGCTGGCATCCATTGGTAAACAGCCAGAGTAGTTTTCCCCAGTAGGAGTTTTTTATGGCAGACAAGAATGAAGTCTACAATGAGGTGTCTCGTAGAACAGACACAAATGGAACTGCGATCAATGTCGCAGAAACCAAGCGAGTAATCAAAGCATATCATGATTACCTGCTGTCACTTTCATGGGAAGATCGTGTTCGTTACGTTATCAAGGTACTATTCAAATGAGTACAAAAAACGTAACTGAATTCGCATTACGAGTAGCAGAACAAGTTACAGGTGTTCCATTAGGAATGCTTGAAACTGTTATGACTGTTAACTCACCTGGATACGTTTCTTCTCAGGAGAATACAGAGACTCTTGAAAAAGATCTCCAGGTATACTCTATCGATCCCATGACTATTTTGGCAATTATCACTGCCATAATCCAAGTCATGGATTTGCTGAAGAATGGTTGCGGCAAGCCTTCTCAATTTTCAGAGAATGCACGTTTTCGCAATCAAATACTATTGGCTATTTTTCGTAGTCGAGTATGGATAGCTGCTAAACAAGCTGGCTATCCAAGAAATCCTAAACAACTGGCAGACGCAATGTTGGATGTAGCTCATAGCTCTGGATCTATCAAAGTTGCTGCAGTTGTTGAAGAACTAGACTCGATCTAATTTTTTCCCAGGAAGCAAACCTATGAAATATCAATTTGGTTGGGCAGGTCCTAAAGAAGAAGAACCTGCTTTAGAAGCATTTGCAGCACAACCCGATCATCCAATCGTCGATACCCGTATGATCGACTGGGATGGTCTAGCAAGTGCCATGCAAACCGACTCTGATCCAAAGGGTAAAAGGTTTGCTTTCTGGGATGCTGTTGTCAAATTAACTGGTAAGCATTTACCCAACACCAATCAGTTACTAGGTGATTGTTTTGTGCCAAGCAGTCAAGTTCGTATGGCTGATGGTACAGAAAAAGCAATTGAAGATGTTGTAGTTGGTGAAGAGGTGCTGGATCATATTGGATCACCAAATAAGGTAATTCGAGTAATCAAAAAACCATATTCAGGTGATATCTTAAAATTCGAATTTAGATGCAAAATTAAAGAAATCAACTGCACTCCAGATCATCGTATGTATGTCTACGACGATGTTAAAGGTGGGTTCGAGTGGGTTGAAGCAAGGAATCTAAAACCATCTTGTCAACTTCTACAACCTAAAGATAGAACTCAGATTGATAAATGGATTACTGAATTCGATCTAGTTAAAGATGCAAATTGCATTCCTATATCAGATGATCGTGTTACTTTCGGTCGTTCTAGAAATACGTGTCCTCGTTATATTGCCTTAGATTCAGATCTTGCATGGATGCTTGGATTATTTTTAGCTGATGGATCTTTAGAACGTAATCGAATTACTTTCAATCTTAGTGATAAGAAAGCTATTCATGCTAAACGCATAGAAGCTTACATGAATTCATTAGGTATTGAATGTAAAATTTACAAAAGAAAAAGCAAACCTTCTGTTTTATATTGCAGGATAAGTAACACACCCTTATCTCAATTATTTAATAATTGGATTAAAGGTAATACCTACACTAAACGAATACCAGCATGGGTATTTTTACAAGCTGCTAGGTATCAATATGCAGTATTAGAAGGTTGGATTGATGGTGACGGTCATATTGATACGAAATCAATTATTCGAAAAAATAGGAAGCCTTCTAAAAATTGTAAGATCACAGGAGTCAGTGTTAATAAAAATCTGATTTCAGATTTCTATAGAATCTGCAATAACTTACTTATTCGACCAAGAATATCGCAGCGTAAACCTCGTAAGCAATCAAAAATTGCTTATGATCTTCAATTCAATGGATCTGAAGCAGTTCGATTAAAACCAGCTATATCATCTGAAGTTAGTATTGATGTGCTACATGCTGATATAACATCGAAAGGTACTCTTGAAGAAGTTACCGCAATAACTAGCAGTCATTACGAAGGTTTTGTATATTGCTTAGAAGTTGAACATAACCACTCATTTCAAGTAGATGGACTTGCTGTTCATAACTGCGTTGCTGCTGCAACTGAAATGGGGCTGGAGTACCTACTTGCCGATCAGATCGTTCGAAGTGGTAATCTCCAACAGTACCGACCTGTATTCCGTCCTTGGTTATACGGTGCAGGTCGTGTACTCGTTGGTGGTAATAAGATTCGAGGTGATGGTTCTCTTATCACATGGCAGTATCAAGCACTCACTGATTATGGTGTTCTTGCTGAAGATGAGCAGGGTGTTCCTGGTTACTCAACCGCTATTGGTCGTGAATGGGGATCTTCTCGATCAGTACTCGACAAGTGGAAAGCTAAAGCTGCTGAAACCAAAGTTGAAAAGTACATCGAGGTCAAGAACTTCGATGACGCTGCTAAGGCAATAATCATTGCTAAAGCATTTCCATGTATTGCATCAGGTCAAGGTTTCCAAATGCAGTTACGCCATGACCAGGAAGCAGGTTGTTCCTGGTTTATCCCATCCGGCACATGGATGCATCAAATGCACTTATCTGGACTTGATTACAACATGAAGAACCCACGAATCTATGTTGGTAATCAATGGAGCTATGGTGCCCACCCTGGACAACTCGATGGTCCAAGCGGTGGTGGTTGGGTTCCTGCTGAGTTTTTTGATAAATGGGTTCGTCAATCAGGTTGCTATTGTTTAGCAATGATTGGATTTGATGCATGGAGATTAGTAGCACCTAATTTTGCAATGAAGTAAGAGATATGGTAAACAAAGAAGGTGAGTATAAATCTCCGTACATTGAAGTACGTCCAAAGAAGACAGAAAGGAAGTGTCTAAAATGTAACGAAGTATTCAAGTCTGATGGACCAGGGAACAGAATTTGTGGTGAATGTAATAGAAACAATGTTCATACTTGTAGGAAAGATCCTACTCGCGTATTAGGAAGTAACTTAGAAAAACATATCGGAGATTGAATCATGAAGACTTTTCAAATTTCTCTTTTAGCCATTGTTTTTATCCTGGGGTGCTTAACTCAATCGGTATTTTCCCAGGAAGAATGCCTAACGGGAAATTGCAATGCTCCATTCTCTGGACCAGTGCAAAAAGTTGCCACTGCTCCTGTCCGAGCTACTGCAAAAGTTATCCAATCTCAACCCGTTCGTCGCGTGGTTGCGTTCCGTCCGTTTCGTCGTGTGTTTGGTCTACGTTGTCGATAGGAGAAAGTATGTCTTACGGAAAAAGTTGTGGTAATGGCAAGAAGAATGGAAAAGACAAAGACGACATGAAAATGCCGTACAAAAAGTCTGCACCAAAGAAAGCTATGCCAAAAAAGAAAAAGGGAAAGTAAAAGATTAAGTTCTCGTAGTTGTCACATCTACGACTTTCCCAACCCTGGTATGTTGTCAGTTACATGCCAGGGTTTTTTTATAAAGAGACAAATATGGTAACACGTAAACTCCCCAAGTCTGATTCCCCATTAGGTCAATTGCGTTTAGAGTATCGAGATCCCAGAGAACTCAAAGCTAATGAAAAGAATTGGAGGCAGCACCCTCGTCGTCAACGACAAGCTTATCAAGCTTTAAAAGCTAAAGTAGGTTGGGCAGGTGCATGTCTCTATAATGAAACCACTGGTCGTCTTGTTGATGGTCACATGAGAGTAGACGAGGCGATCAAGAATAAAGAACCCGTAGTCCCAGTTCTCATTGGTTCTTGGGATGAATCTCAAGAGAATCTACTTCTTGCCCAACTGGACCCTATTGGTGCATTAGCTAGTACCAATCAAGAAGCATTAGCCTCTCTTACTGCAGCTAATGAAAAACTACTCACCGATCTATCAGACGATACAGATCGTCGTCTAGCACAGTTAAATCAAGATCTACAAGCCTTTGCAGAACAAGAAGAATCAGCACCTTTAATTCCTCAATCTAGTCCTCTTAGAAAACCTAAAGTCAAAAA